CACCTGCACTTGCTCGTCGCAAATGTTAGCCGCAGTCTTGAACGATTCCACGTCAATCTCGGTGTCGTTCATGGAGAGCGCAAGATCGCTCTTGAGGTAGTCGAGCAGACAGAGCGCTGGGTTTGCGCTCCATGCGGTTGTCAAAGTGCGCGGATCGGCAACGATCTTGCCTTTCACGATCGCCGATATGTTCGGGATTCCGTTTGTGTAAACCTCAGTGTCCCAAAGCAGGTTCACGTAAATGTAAGCGATGCCGCGCATCCGATGCGCGTCGGTCCATCGCCCATCGGTGAGCCCTGAGGTCGCGGACACAAGTTGCGGCTGCGCTACCTGAGTTGAGCTTCCGAGCTGCTTGTAGATTTGAGCCTTCCCCACGAAGCGACCCTGATTTGCCGATGAGCCCGATCCGGTAAGCGCCAAGTCTTCGCCGAAATACACGTCCCCGATTTCCTCCACCGCGTGACCGGCCAATGCGACGACCATGTGCAGATTTTCGTTTTTGTTTCCTGTCGTGGAAATGTAAACAACCACGCCCGAAACCTTCGATGTGCCGTAAATGATTTGGCGCGAAGCAATCGGCGAGCGCACCATTTGCGAACGCTCCGAGAGCGAGGCGTCGGAGAAGCTCGGCATCTTGGGAGCAAGGAGTTTTGATGCGGCCATCGAGGCGGCTGTAAGCGCCACGAAATTAACGACGGCGATCGCTGCGGCCTGACTGAGCACGACTGCACCAGCTACTGCGTTGACGCCAACATAAAGGTAATAGGCTGCGTTAATCAGTAGGCTCGGCATGGTGTTAAATTCTCCAAATTCGCGCGTCCGTCTGAAGATGCGTATTGATAAAACTCAGCCCATCGCGACCCACGAACGCAGATTGCGCTCCCATCACGACGCCCGCGCAGTCCCCATCACCAGAGTCCCGCACGATAATGTCCCCGCGCCCAGCGAGCGACAGCGCGACCTCTCGAAATCCAAGAGGAAGTAAAGCCCGCGCGACCATCACGTCGAGCCCTCCGCTTCGTTTAATGATGCGCCGTGCACCGAGCCCAGAATTGTATTTTCCGCGAAGATCGGCGGCAGGGTCGAGATCAGTAGCCAGCCGCACCCAATCGGCCGCAAACAGGCAGCAATCGGCCTTTCCCCACGCGAAGGGAACGTCACGCCGATCGTCAATGAACTCAGCCAAGAGCTTTGGCCAATTTGCAGCGCGGTTCATTAGTCGTCGGGCTGCGTTGTTTCGCTGCCGCCGTTCCAGTTCGATGCGTTCGTCGTGTTCTGGTTGCCCCAGTAAATCGTCTTTTCTTGAATCGCGTTCACGAACTCTAGTCCGAGGTCCGGCAAAGTAATTGCCGCGTAGGTAGGAAAAAGCGTCTGCTGATCTTCGTCGGTGTAGCGTTGTTCACGAGTGCGCTTGAAATCAACAAGCTTGTTTTCCGCGCTCATGGTGATGAGCGACGTCTGCCCGTCGTCGCTGATTTGCATCACGTCCATTCTGCCGGCAAAGATCGTGATCGGTGAGGCGATGAGCCCAGCCGTAGGCGAGAGCGCGCCGAACATTACCGAGCACGTCCGGCCCTGATAGTCCTCAGTCAGCGCAGTGTAAACCATCGCTGTTGGCACCCCAGATAGCTGCATAGTTACGCCACGCGCTGAAAGGTCCGTTGTCTCCTCTACCGGAGAGATTGTTCCGAGCGTGCCGAGCCCTAGGTAGCCAATGCTGTTGTACGTGATCGTACCGTATCCGCTCCACAAATAAACCGGTGTTGAGAAGTTGAGCTGCGCCATTAGGATTGGCGAGAGCTGTGCGGTGGTGACCTCCGTGACCATGTCCGCCGAGATCGTGCGACCTGCGGTTGTGATGCTCATGATGCTACGTCCTCGATAATTGAGAAGTTCACGCCGTAAATAGAGGCGAGGTCGATTGACCACTCGGTCGAACCGGATGCGAGACGGAAGACGCCTTTTGCGTTTGCGTAAGTGATCGGCGTGCTTGCGGCGTAGCTTGAACGAAGCACAGGGAACACTTCAACCGATGACGACGAATTGACCTGCACGACTTTGTAAAGGCTCGTTGAGATTTGCAGCCAGTCGCCAAGTGCGAAGGAACCGGTTGCGCCACCAAAGGTCAGCGTCGTGGCGTTTGCCGTCGCCGCGGTTACCGTCAGCGTGCCGGTAACGCCCCCGCGATTCGTCGGGTTTGCATAGTCTTGAAAGTAGAACGTGCCGCGTTGCGCCGCGAGCAGGAACGCAATTACGGACTCAGCGTCCGCGCGCACCATCGGAGGGCAATCGACCGAGCCGAGCCATCCCTGACCCGGCCAATTGTATTGCTGAGTCTGCATCGTAAACGGCGATGTGTTGCGCGACACGGCCGAGACGCCCGTGAGCGACAAACGCGAAAGGTTAAACGGAGACGGCGGAGAAAGTGGGTAGGAGATAGCCATGACGATTAAGCGAACGCTGCGCGATAGCTTCCCCCGCGCCGCACCATGTCGGGAATCTCGGCCTTGAGCCGACGCCGCTCTTGTTCGAGGATTGGCACCAGCTCGGCGCGACTGACGCCGGCGGCGATGTTGTAGTTGACCGTGACGCCGCCCGAGCCCCCGCCGCTGCTGCCCATTGCGCCGTTCGGCACGATGCTGCCGGACGAGTGCGGCACGAATAGCTCGGGGCCTTTTTCTCCGACCATGTAGGGCGAGCCAGCTTTGACGGGTCCGCCAACTGCCAATCCGGGAACAAACCCAAGACCTTTTGCCACCCCAGTTGTTACGTCCGCAAGCGGGTTTCCAATCAGCATCGAGGACAAGCTGCTCGCAAGTCGCTTTGTGACGGTCTCAAAGAATACTAGCTTCACGATTTGCGCGAGCATGTCCCTGAGAACGTCGATGAATTTCCCGCCTTCTAAAATTGCAGTTTGAAAACTATTCGCGACAACTCCGCCGATACTCTTCTCCAGAGAGTAACGATTCTGAAGCAGCGGAATCAATTCCTTATCGATGCGATTCCTTTCAGCTCGAAACATGTTTTCATCGGACAAACCTTGATCAGTTCCGTCCTGTGAATTTTTTATTTCCCGAGTGATGTCGAGACGGGCAGCGAGCAGATCGTTGGTGAGTTTTGTTTCATCGCGTTCAAGTCCAATTGATGAATTAAGCTGCACTCTCAAATCCTTCTGCTCTTGAATCAAATCGCGCTGGTCTTCCTGCATTTTATTTAGCAACGACGATAACTGTCCCTTAGCTCTTGCAGCTTCTAACTCAGCTTGCGAACGACCCAGATCGTCCTTTGCCATTTTTCCAAGATTTGTAGCGGCTTGCAGTTGATCTCTAAGAACGGCAACCCTCATTCCATCGTTCCCTAGCAATAAACTGTTTTCAACATGTTGTTTCCTGATTTCTTCAGTCACTAATTTAACCTGATCTCTAATTCGATCGTTTCTAATTATTGTAGCATCTATCTCCTTGTTTCCTTGCCCTATTGCTGAAGCAACAAGTGACGCGGCTTTTCCTGCTGTAATTTGAATGTTTTCTACGGCCTTATCGTAGAGGTTCGTAGCAAAGGTTAATGAATCTATCTCGTCCTTCGATAAACCTATTTTAGTCCCCGATTTCTCAGCGTCCTCCATTACTGAATTTAGTCTTTGTGCGCCCCTGATAGCAGCTTGAAATCCAAAAAGACTAGCCATTCCAGTTCCAATAACTTTCGTCGTCGCGTGAATCTTAGTAAGCGAGTTCTGCACGCTCGCAAACGCCGCCCTCGTCGAATCAACCGCCCGCAGTGTGAATGTAGCTTCAGCCATGATTTTTCGATTTCCGGTTTTGGTGCTCTATGTAAACGAGCCAGCCGTTCAATTCCTGCGCTGGCATGGCAAGAACCTCGCTTGCGAATTTGCCGAGACGGTCCGCGAGAGCATACACGGCGAGGAAGTCCGCGGCCTCCCCGCCGTAAATCAGTTTTTTAAGTCATCAACCCTCGGCGCGTTGTCGGCCAGAATGGCGTTGGCGACGCGTCCCACGACGTTGCTGTCGGCCTTGTTCAGCAGCGTCGGCTTGTGCTCGATCGTGAACAGCTTCGCGCCGTGCTCGTCGGTGGCTTTCATGATTAAAATGTCCACGAGCAGCTCCATGTCGTTCTCTTTGCTGCGACGATAGAGCCGATTCTTTTCGCCGAGCGTGACGGGCGATGCGTGGACGACGAGCTTCCACTCGGGCACGTCAATTTTGCGCGTGCCGAGTGATGCGAAATGTTCCCTGACTAGGTCGATTGCTTCCATGTGTTGTGTGTGTTTTGCTGATACAAAGTTAAGCCGTCAACGTGCTCAGAGCGCCGTTGCCCTCGAAGGCGACAGAGCCCTCGACGATGCCGTCGAACGAAGCCGAGATGTCGAATTTTGTCACGATGGCCGCGCCGGAATAGTATCGGTCGCCGGTGTCCGCGCCCTCTGGGTAAAGGTTGAGCGTCACCGAGCTTCCGATCGTAATTAGAAGTTGGCCGGCGTCATTCTCGTCCCAATAGAGATCGCCCGAGACGCTGAAAGTTTTCATCGTCGCGAGTCGCGTGCGGTAGGTGTCGCCGATTACTGAATCCTCGACGACATCTGCACTATGGCTGAGGGCATAGTTCCGCAGCTCTCCAATTGTGGTGGCTGAGACTTTGATTAGGCCTTCGCGGCCGAGATGGTTTGCCATGTTAGTCTTGGGTTAGATAGATACAGTTGAAAGTATGCCGAGCCGTGCCGAAGCGCCTGTCCTCGTCTGGCTCGATCACATAATCCACGCTCGTCAAATGAAGGTCGCGACACTGCCCCCCGAGCGTCACGTCGGCGAGAACCGCGGCCTCGACCGCCGCGCTTCCGGTGTCGAAAAGATCGTCGATCAAATACGTCCCGCTCTCCGCGGTGAAGTAGTCCACGATGAGCTGCAACTGCCGGTATTGCGTCCGGTTGCTCGGCCCGAGCGTGCGCACCTCGATCTGCTCGCTGACCGCATAGACGGCGGCGGCGGGAAACGAGATGCTTGCAATCGTGTTGTTGCGCCCGCGAAGGATGTTTGCGGTAGGCACGACGAGCGCGCCGGTGAGAGCGTTCGCCGTCGCGGTGCGGATGTTGGTGCGTGTGCTCATGCGTCTGCTGTTTTTATTGGCATTGCTCCGCCGACGCGGATGAAGCCGAGATTGACGGCGCGATTCGCCAGAACGGAGGCGACTTTCTTCGCGGTCGTTCTGACGCGTGAATTTATGGCCGCGTCGATCATCCGCTGGTAGTTCGGAATCTTCACGTTGTGCGCCGTCGCCTTGATGAACGGTTGCGGCCCGAAGCTCGATTGCACTGAGCCGAAGCGGATGTTTCCGCCTGCCTGCGCCTTGAGTTTGTCGCTGAATTTCTTGTAGCGCGCTCCGGTGACTTTGGCCGATGCGTTCCAGCCTGAGACCGTCCATCCAACGCGATCCTCCATAATTGATCTTACTCGGCGAAAGTCAGAACCGAACGCAAGAACTCGGGGTTTTCCTCTGATTCTTCCGCGATCGTTTCGCTGCTCCTTATGGTATTTCTTGATCGCGTCTTCGTTTTCAAGCAACGGCCTGCCGTAATAGTGCGTCAGGTTGGGATTTC